AATTCTATGGATTAACATTGCATCTTCCATAAGAGATAATTGTTTCCACAATCTTCTACCATTTTCAATCATTGATTTTCCATATGGTAACCAGTTTGTATCTGCTAATAATCTAAAGTGAGCAACTTCAAAGTTTTCGTATTGTTCTTTTCCATTTGGGTCTTCAGTAATCTTAAATTTTACTGAGTTTGGATTCGATGGGTCTGTTCTTTCTAATCTTTCTGTGTTGTAAACTGAATGAGGTGTTACGTTAACAATACCTTTACCTTCAGCGATTTCTAAACCTAAGAAGAAATCTCCATACTTACACATATTTCTTACCCATGGCCATAGGTTGAATTCAATGTTAAGAATATCATAAAATAAGTTTCTTAATATTTCTTGTACGTTTTCATTATCAGATACAATTCCAAGAGTATCACCAAATTCATTTTTTAGTGTTGATTCATCTGCATATATATCGAGAGCTGATGCTAATATTGGGTCATTATCCATTGCATCGTAATCTCTAAAAACTTCTCTACGAACTTGTTGGTATGCCATTGATTGAGCACCACCGGCTTGTTCGAAGAAACTTTTTTGTAGTTTCGTGTACCTATCTCTTAGAGAAGATAAGTTAGTTTGTTGTCTTTCATCAGTATCGAAAACTTTTCTCTTACCATCTTTATTGACAGTAACAACTGCCTGAGCTCTAAAGAGTTTAGTTAACCTACCAAAAAATGAAGTATCTGCCATGTTGTTCCTAATTTAAATTATAACCTTTATTTTGTTTTACCATTTTCTACAAGACCAATACCTTGCTTTGTGTCTTGGACCGGGTGAATCACAGTTATGTCTAGCTCTAAATGCTTTTCTTGCATCTGGATTAGATTTTCTGATTTTCATCGTTTTCTCTCCTGATTTTTTTGCTGAACTTCCTCCATGTCCAAAGTTAACTTTTACAACGTTACCTTGTGGGTTTTTGACATATACTTTAAATTTTTTTACATCACCTTGCATCGGTTTCCCAAGTTTGACTGTTCTACCTTGATACTCGGCTTCATTCATATCAGATTTGTATTCTTTCATGAATTCACAGAACTCCTTTATATCGTGGTAATTTTCCACCGTATATTCTTCTGTGTGTATCTCTTCGTTAAGTAATTTTTTTAATGATATCATAGTTATTTTCTCCTATACTATAAATATAGATTTATTTAATTAACCAAGTTAGGTCTTCATTTGAATCCCCAACCCTCATTGACCATGGGTTTTCTTCCATTGATGCATTACCACCAAATCCCATTCCAGCAACATCTAATTGATGTGCTCCAATTCCACCCAATGCTTGTTTTGTTAAATCAATTCCTTCTTGTCTTAATCTCAAAGCGGTATCTCTTACCCACAATCCAATTGATAATGACATTGTTAAATCATCATTGTATCCTCTCATTGCTTCTGCTCTGTTTCCTCTCCATATAAATGTAAATAATTCACTTATTGTTCTTTCAGAGCGAATCGTTACAGATTTTTCTCTGATATATTGTTCTAACTTCTTGTTTTAGATGTTGTACTAAAACCAGCAGTTAATCCTCTATCTTGTGCTCTGTATTTGTTTGTTAATTGATTCTCCACATCTACATACTTTAAATCCTTACTCATATAGAAAAGATTACCATATCCTCTATCAATTACTTGTTGTAAAACTGCCCAACCAATATTTGCGTTCTCAACTACTAGTAATGCATTATTATATTCAGTTGCAAGAGATACAAGAAAGTTTCCGAAATCTTTTGTATCTAATTTACCTTTATATTCAGCAACTTGAGATGATTCTTCTATATCAATAACATGACAGGCAGAATAATCACTTGAATCTCCACGAGCAACATCCGCTACAACCATATAAGATTTATTGTAGTTTGGATATTCCCATTTCCAAAGATTTCCATCAAACCCAGTCTTTTCGATTGGTTCTTGTACAAATGATTCTTTATAGAACATAAGGAGTTGTGGGTCTATCACAGTATCACCAGAAGAAACGAAATCACAATCACATTCTTGTGCTGCACCCTTTACTCCTAATAAAACTTCTTGTTCATCTCTCCATGTTTGGTCTCTTTCAGGATGAACACTCCAATGTAATCTAATTGGATTGAATGTATTTGTTTCTTCTTCTGCACCTACCCAAGTTTTGTGAAAAAAGTTTCCTACACCATTTGGAGTAGAAAGGATAATTGCATTACCCCCAGTCGATAGTGTTGATTGAGATGATACCCAAATATCTTCAATCTTATCAATAAATGCTGCCTCATCAAATACTAACAAGGATAATGCTTCAGAACGACCAGCATCTCCAGCTGCAGAAGTTGCTTTTATCTGAGAACCATTTGAGTATCTCAAAGATAATTTGTTATCTTCTACTGTATTTTGTTTTAACCACGATGGTAAGTACTGATTCATCACACGAACCTTCGTTACTAAGTTTTTTGCAACTTCTTGTTTAGTTGCAATTACCAATACGTTGAAATCTTGATTGAATAACATTTTCCAAAGTGAAAATCCCGCAGTTAAGGTTGAGATACCTGTTTGTCGAGATTTAAGGATGATGTTATAACGATGTTGTGCGAATTGGTCTAAAGTTCTTTCTTGAAATTGATATAAATGAAAAGGTATCTTACCACGCACAGGATGTTGAATCATACAATACTTTTTCATAAAGTAGATTGGGTCTCCAGCACATTTCTGATACTCAAGTTTTATTATTTCTTTTAAACTTTGTTTAGCCATTCTATTTTTTTCCTAGTTTCCAATACATAGAACCACCAACAAATGGTTTATACTCACCAAGTTGATTTGATATACCAAGATTTAAACCATAGATGTTTAATTTCTTTGTTTTAAATAAAACATTACCACTAAGATTATTTAATCCATTGGTTTGGTCTATTCCTGTTCCAAAACCAATATAAAATTCATTCTTTGGTAACTCTTTTACTATTGTAGTATTATAAACTGTTGGAATCTTGAAATACCAATCGATTTCTCTTGATTCAATTCTGTTTTGTGAAATAACATCAGTAAGAATACCAAATCCTAAATCTCCACTTGGTTTGTTACCTACTGAATCAGTAACTACTTCAGGAAAATCATATGCTAAACTTAATGTATCTTTGACTGTTATCTTTGAAAAGTAATCTTTAATAATTGCAAGTGAATCTACATCAACTGGTATCTCTACTTCTTTAATTACTTCCTTTGTAATGTACTTTGGTACATACTTTGTTACTTTAACTTCTTTTTCTACATATATCGTATCAGTTTTTGATTCTAATAACTCATATTGTTCTCCATCTACTTCTACAAGAGTCTTATCTCCATAATCTGTTCCACATCCTCTTAAAAATAAAATAATTCCGAGTAGAAGAAGAATTATTATCTCCCTCCATCGTTTAATCAATAAACTAAATATAATGCTCATAATTTTTTTCCCTTAACTTATCAAAAGCTTCTTCTCTTTTGACTTCTAATTCTTTAATTTCAGTTTCACCGTAATCAATAAGTTCTTGTATCTCGGCTTTAACCTCATCAATAGATTTTGGTAACTTCCATGTTTCAGTAACCTTACCATCTGAACCTATCATTTCGTATTCTTCTTTTAATTCACCAATTGATTGTTTATATGATTCTATTTTTGTTTTACCATATACAATCATCTTTGTCCATATCTTATAGTTCTGATATTCTGCCCATAACCCAGCAGTTCGTATCTCATGTTCTTTATCAACAGTACATTCCATACAAAAACCATTACTTTGAATGAATTTTAAATCTTTATCTGTTTTCTTAATGGTTTTACATTCAGAATTCTTACAATTTGACTTTTCTTGAAGATAATTTCTTATTTCTTGAAAAGCTTCAGAGTTTTTTCCTGTTTTTAAGATATAACCATCTTTTTGTTCGTATTTGTTATGTTCATCTTCCCAAACATCTCCAATATTACGAACTTCTTTAGCTTTAGTGTATCCAATGGTGGTATTTTTATCATACTCACCTGTCTCTACCATATCTACCAACTTTCTTCGAGTTGGGTGCATATACTTCTTCTTAAATTCTTTACCCATTGTTATATATTAGGTTATGATTTATATATAAATATATCAAATTAAAGAAACCGAAAATTTTAGAAGAAAATACCAAGTATTTGATTTACGGATGCGAATGTACCTGTAAGTTTAAAAGTATTTCCTTTATATAAGAACACAATACCTTCATTCGGTACAATTTTCTTAGAACCACCAATAGATTTTAATCTACCAAGTTCTAATTTAAGTTTTTCAATCTTTTTTGGGTCACCTGATTTCTTAACATCTTTAATTGTCTTATCAATTCGTTTTTTCATATCACGAACTGCTGCATCAGCGTTAACTGTTAGTGCAGATGAGGTGAACTCTAACACTTCTGCACCTAAACCTAAGAATATCTGTTCAAACTTCATTAAGTTCTTCTTACCAATCTTCTTTTGGTCTTCTTTATCTGTTTTCTTAGCCCATTCTAATGTTTTTTCATCAGTAATGTTCTTTTTATCTAATCTAAACTTCTTATCCATGAACGCCCATCTCTTAACTAACCCCATTTTGGTTTTGTTATCGAGTGATGATGGAGAATTCTTATCTACCCATTGTTCCCACCATGCTTGATGGTAGTTTGCAACACCATCTGTATCCTTTAAACTGAATTCTTTCTGTAATTTGGATATCATTGATGAGTATTTACTACGTTTAGTAGATAAATCTTGTGATTTAGGTAATTTTACGATAGGAGGTCCTTGAATAGTGTAATTATCTTGTACATCTTTGTTAACTTGTTTAATCATACCAGCTAATACTCTTGCTGCTTCACCATTCTCTCCAATTGCAACACCATCCATATTGAATTCCATAGTACCATGGAACACAAGTAACGCTTGACCATAAGGAATAACGTTTACTGATGTTGGGTATATCACTTCAAGGTTCATAAAACAAGCACCTTGTTTGAATATCTTATCTCTTTGTTTATCGTTAAGTGATTTGATTGCATTTGAAAGGTCTTTCATTGCATAATTGTAAGCATCACTCAATCCACCTCTACCTTGGAACTTATCTGATACACCTTTGATATCTAAAGCGTTCTCACCTCTGTTCTTTAGGTGTCCTTTGTTTCTCGCTGCTACTAATCTACCATCTCTCCATGAAATAGCTAGTGCTTGACCATCTGTTTTCTCTCGTGTGAACTCAAGTGTACCTTCTAATGCTCTATTTACGATATCTTTAAGTTGTCCAAAGGTTAAATTGATATCAGTATCAAATGGATGAGACATATGTCCATACGCACCACCTTCTGTAATCAATCCTTCTTTAACTACTTTATCTTGTTTAAGTTTGTAATGTATATCTCTACCATCAGCATCTTTACCGAATCCTTTACCAACTTGTTTTTTCCAAAGTAACTCTAAGAACTCTGCCTTTTTTCTATAAGGTAATCCTTTTAACTTTTGATTGATTTTCTTTCTGTTTTTCCAAACATACTTTTTGAAATCCATATAAAAGAATTCATTTACTTCCTTTATAGTATCGTATTGATATTCTTTATTAGAATCAGAATCTTTTCTGTATTCCTTATTTCTTTTTTCGAACCTTTTCATATCCTCAGGTCCAGCATATCCAATCATCAATTCATTGGCTTCTTCTTTTTTACCAAACTTCTGTACTTCTGCATCTCTTAATGCTGGTAGGAATCTAAATCTTGCTCTTTTAAGAACTCTTTTCTTTTTTCTTAATACATTCTTATGAACTATCTTTGCTTGTTGTATAGATAATTCTGATTTTTTTAAACCAGGAAACAAATCTTTCATAAACTCATCATAAACTTGTAGGTATGCTTTTTTGTATGCAATCTTTTTAAGTTTAGAAAGAGGTTTTCTTCTTTTCATTGTTCTTGCTCTTCTTCTTGCAATTTGAGCTCGTTTACCAGCCATCGCTGCTTTTCTTCTAAGTAATGCTGCAGGTCTTAATCTACCTTTACTTCTTTCATCTATATCCACATCTTCGGATATACCCATTTTCTCTTGCCATGAATCAAATGCATCAAAATCGTATTCTTGTTTTTGAGAATCATATCCACATGAATGACATAAATACTTTTCACTATCATCAGATTCGATTTCCCAAGAGTGA